AGTATTAACATACAAAATAACAATCCAGGATTATTAGATATACAAAGCACATCAGGATGATACAAAATATATTAGACTTATTAGAATTTGCAAGAAGCGAAAAGTGGAAAGGGCAATACATAGATATAGCTATGGGTAAAAATAAATACCCTGAATCTATAAAAGAAGCATATAAACAATTTAGACAATGGCAGTAAAAAAGACAATAGAACTTGAAGCTAAAGTAGATAAAGCACAAAAGGATTTAGATGGTGTAGCTAAAAGCGTACAGCGTATAGATGACAACCTTGAAGAAGTAAAAGATACAACAGGAGGTGTAGCAAAAGGTGTTAAGGGAATTGGTAACGCACTTAAAGCTGCAGGTATTGGTTTAGCAGTTGCTGCTTTTGCAAAGTTAGCAGAGGTATTTAATCAGAACCAAAAAGTAGCAGATGCGTTTAATACAACCTTTGAGGTATTAAGTTTAGCATTTAATGATTTTTTTAAATTCCTTGATTCCAATGTAGGAACTGTAATAGACTATTTTAAAGGTTTATTTGAAAACCCTGTACAATCATTAAAAAACTTTGGTCAAGCTATAGTAGATAATGTAATAGAAAGAGTTAAAAGTGCATTAGATGCTTTAGGATTTTTAGGTGATGCAGTAGTAAAGGTATTTAGCGGAGATTTTGCAGGTGCAGCAGAAAGTGCCAAAAACGCAGGTAAAGAATTATTTGATGTAGTAACAGGAGTAAATAATACATTTGACAAAGTAGCAGAGATTGTACCAACAGTAGTAAGTAGTATTACAGATTATGCTAAATCAACAGTAGAAGCAGCAAGAGCAACAGTTGACCTTAACAAACAAGCAGAGGTAGCTGCAGTTATAAATCAAGGTCTTATTGAAAAATACGATAGACAAGCCGAACAACAAAGACAAATTAGAGATGATGAAAGTAAGACTATTGAAGAACGTATAGCAGCAAATGAAAGACTTGGTCAAATATTAGATGAGCAAAGCGAAAAAATGCTTGAAAACGTAGATATTACGATTAAAGCAGCACAAGCAGAATACGATAAGAACCAAAACCAAGAAAACTACATAGCTTTACTTGAAGCACAAAACGAAAGAGAAGCGGTACTTGCACAGATAGAAGGTTTCCGTTCAGAACAATTAATAAACAGAATATCTTTACAAAGAGAAGCAGGTGAGTTAGCAATAGAAGATGCAGAAAAACTAATTGAATTAGAAGAAAAAAGAAAAGAAGCTATATATGGTGCTATGGATGCGGTTGCACAAGCAGCAGGTGAAGAAAGTAAAATAGCTAAAGCATTGTTTATTCTTAAAACAGGAATGATACTTAAAGAACAAATAATGGCTGCACAAGCAACTATGCAAAGAATATTAGCTTCAGCAGCAGAATCAGGAGTTGATGGTGCAAAAGGATTTATGAAGGCAGCATCGGCAGCACCTCCTCCTGCTAACGTACCTTTAATAGCAATATTCGCAGCACAAGCAGCAGGTATAGCAATGAGTATTAAAAGTGCAGTAAGTACTGCTAAATCTATGGTAGGAAGTAAAGGTGGTGGAGGTAGTATGAGTGGAGGTCGTGGAGCATCAGCACCACAAGCACCTGCATTTAACGTAGTAGGAGCAGCACCTGAAAACCAATTAGCACAAGTAATAGGAGACCAAGAACAGAAACCTGTTAAAGCATTTGTTGTAAGTAGTGAGGTATCTAATCAACAAGCACTTGATAGAAACATTACAGAAGAGGCATCAATAGGGTAACAAATTTTAAAAAATATTATTGTATTAATATGGATATAGTAGAACTATTTATAGATGAAGAAGATGCTATTGGAATTGAAGCTATTTCAGTTGTTGAATCTCCTGCAATAGAAGAAGATTTTATAGCACTTAAAAACCAAGAGTTTAAACTTGCAGAGGTAGACAAAGAAAAGCGTATCTTAATGGGTGCAGCTTTAATACCTAATAAGCCTATCTATCGTAGAAACGATGACAACGAATATTATATTTACTTCTCACGTGATACAGTTCGCAAAGCAAGTGAATTATTCTTTATAAACGGAAACCAAAACAACTCAACATTAGAGCATCAAGTTCCATTAACAGGTTTGAGTGTTGTTGAATCTTGGATTGTAGAAAGTGAAAAAGATAAGACAAGACACTACGATATGGAAGTGCCTGTTGGTACGTGGATGGTATCTATGAAAGTACTAAACGATGAGGTTTGGAATGACTACGTTAAAACAGGACGAGTAAAAGGGTTCTCTATAGAAGGTTACTTTGCTGACAAAGCAGAAAGACCTAAAGACAAAACTATAAAAGACGATTTAGAAGAGGAAGCACAAGAGTTAGTAGAAGAATTAAGACAAATGCTAAAGGGCGAACAACTTGAATCTTATGCTGACTATCCTGATGCGGTTTCTAACAACGCTAAAAGAGGTATTGAACTAAACGAAAAAGTAAACAACAAATGTGCTACTCAAGTAGGTAAAGTAAGAGCGCAACAATTAGCAAAGAAAGAAGCGGTTACTGTTGAAACAATCAAAAGAATGTTTAGTTACCTATCAAGAGCAGAAGAGTATTACGATGAAGGTAATTCAGAAGCGTGTGGTACTATATCTTACTTATTGTGGGGTGGTAAAGCAGGATTAAGATGGGCAGGTTCTAAACTAAAAGAACTTGACTTATTAGAAGCATCTCTTAAAGAACCTTGTCAAGCAGGATATGAGATGATAGGGTTTAAAATTAAAAACGGTAAAAGAGTACCTAATTGCGTTCCTATTAAATGAGAGATTACAGAGAAAGAAACCCAAGTCCACAAAATGACCGCAGAGGTTGCCTTTGCAAAGATGGTAAAACCTATTCACGTAAATGTTGTGATGGAAGTTTTCAAGCACAAGGTATTGGAGATGTAGGTTCACACGACCCTATACCATATCAAGGTTACAGAATAGCAGGATGTGATGATTCACACGAACATAACGTACACTATCACGGAACACTTACAGTAGGAGCAGTATATTATATAGTATTAGAAAACGGACATACAGGATGCCACACTATACTTGAAGAAAGAGGTTCTGAAGGAATACATATAAATACCGCAACCTTATATGATGATTGTGACGCTTGTACAGCAGCAAACTAAAAATATAACAAAGTGTTAAATAATTAATTGTATTAAAAAAGTAGTATATGAAACCAAGCGTACAAAAGATAATTACCAAGTTAGCTAATCAAAAGGTAGAACTTACAGACCCTGAAAAAGCAATTAAAAACTTCAAAGAAGAATCAAGAAAACTTGTACAAGCAGAAAAAATTTTAAGAGATGCACAAACCATAGCAATTAATGTTCGCAAAAGATTAGATGATGTTTTAGATGAATTAGATGCAAGTGTTTCGGGATATGACAAACTTTTAAGAGGAGCAAATAAGGATTTTTTGGATTCTTCTATGACGAAAGAATTACAAAGACAGGAAAGAGAAATTAAAATGACACGTTCTCAAGCAGGAGGTAGGAGAAACCGAGCGAGAGATATAACAGAGGCGGTAGCTAAAGTTTTAAATAGACGTTAAAAACACAACAACCTTACAAACAATTTATTGTAATAAATATGAAAGCGACAGATATGTTAAACAAAGTAAAAGAACTTGTTGGGGTGGAAGCATCTCAAGAAGTTAAATTAGCACAAGCTACTTTAGAGAACGGAACTGTTATTGAAAGTGAAGAATTTGCTCAAGGTAGTGAGGTCTTTATTGTAACAGATGACGAAAAAGTAGCACTACCTGTAGGCGAATACTCTCTTGAAGATGGCGAAATGCTAAAAGTAGAAGAAGAAGGTATTATTGCATCTATAGGAGCAGCAGAAGAAGCACCTGAAGAGGAAGTAGAAGCTGCAGAAGAAGAAGAAATGGGATACGCAACTAAACAAGATTTAGCAGAGGTTAAAGAAATGATTGAAGAAATCAAATCTATGATTGAGCCTAAAGAAGAAATGAGCGAAGAAGTTTCTGAAGAAGAAGTTAAGGAAGAACTTAACGAAGAGGTAAAGGAAGAGGTTGAATTATCAGCAGAAGAGCCTGTTGCTAAAGTAACTCACAATCCTGAAGCTGAAACTAAAAAGAATTTAAACTTATTTGCACAAAAAAGAAGTATGACTACTGCAGATAAGGTAATGCAAAGAATTGCAAACATTAAAAAATAAACACTAAATAATAAAAAAATGCCAACAACAACAAGCGTAACAAGTACTTATGCAGGAGAGTTTGCAGGACAATACATCTCTGCTGCTCTATTAAGTGCTAACACTATTGAAAACGGAGGGATTACAGTTAAGCCTAACGTAAAATTTAAAGAGGTAATCAAAACTATCTCTACTGATGACATCGTAAAAGATGCTTCTTGTGATTTCACAGCTACTTCTACTCTTACACTTGACGAAAGAGTACTACAGCCTGAATATCAGCAAGTGAACTTACAACTATGTAAGTCTGATTTCCAAGATGATTGGGAAGCTATTTCTATGGGTTTTTCAGCACACGACACACTACCATCTAACTTTTCAGATTTCTTAATTTCTCACGTAGCTGCTAAAGTAGCACAGAGAACAGAGACTTCTATTTGGGCAGGTTCAACTGCAACAAGCGGACAATTTGATGGTCTTATGACTTTATTAACTGCTGATGCTAACCTACCACAAGGAAACGAAGTTGCAGGTACGACTGTGAATGCAGGAAACGTAATCACAGAGTTAGGAAAGATTGCTGATGCAGTTCCTTCTACTCTTTATGGAAGTGAAGATTTATCAATCTATATTTCTCAAAATATTGCTCGTGCATACGTGAGAGCATTAGGTGGATTTGCTGCAGATGGTGTAGGTGCTGCAGGTACAAACTCTATGGGAACACAATGGTTCAACAACGGAGCCTTGACATTTGATGGTATCAAAATCTTTGTTGCTAACGGATTAGGTGCTAACCAAGCTATTGCTGCTGAAAAATCAAATATCTACTTCGGTACAGGATTACTTTCTGACCACAACGAAGTAAAAGTAATTGATATGGCTGACATTGATGGTTCTCAAAACGTAAGAGTCGTAATGAGATTTACCGCAGGAGTTCAGTATGGAATAGTAGACGATATCTGTACATACGGTATCACTAACTCTGCTAACGACTAATAAACAGATTAACTAACTAAAGAGGGTGGGTAAGGTATATTCCTGCTCACCCTTTTTTAATATATAAAATATGGCTTGTGATTTAACACGTGGTAGAAAAGAACCCTGCAAGGATGTAGTTGGTGGTCTGAAAGCTGTTTACTTTACTGATTTTGGAGATTTCGGTACAGTAACTCAAACAGATGACGAAATTACTGATATGTCAGGTACTTTTACTGCTTACAAATATGAACTAAAAGGAAATAGTAGCTTTGAACAAGCTATTACTTCAAGCCGTGAAAACGGAACGACTTTCTTTGAGCAAACTTTAAACCTTACGCTTAAAAAGCTGTCTAA